CCCAACTGCGTCAGGGCTGCGGCTGCGGATTCACCGGACGTTCCGGAGATCACCATCAGCTTGTTGATGGTTTCGGTGGTCTTGCCAACCTCGCCCAATGACATGCCCAACTGGTCGGCATTGGTCGCGAGGCGCTGGTAGACCTCGGCAGTTTCTTTCAGCGGTGAGCGAGTGCGCTGGGCGATGTCAAAAACATCTTGCTGGGCTGCCGCCAGTTCCTCGCTGGAGTCCGTGACCAGCGACAGGCGGTTATTGATAGTCGTGTAGGCCTCGGCAGCCTGCACAATCTCCCGCACGCCAAACGCAACGCCCAAGGCCCCAGCCAGCCGCCCGACCATGCCGACCGCCTTGTCTCCGGTAGACACCAGACGCCCCATGGAGTCGTTTGCGCCGTCGATCTGGCGATAGTCCGCCTTTAGGATCAGCTCAGCCAACGTTGTCATCGGATATCGCTCTCTGTGTGGCGGTTTCAATGCGCATGAGGGTTTCGGCCTCCCAGCCTCGCAGCGGGTTCCCGGTCATTTCTGACCAAGCCTTGAGTTCCTGCCATGTCAAAGGCTGGCCGCGCTTGATGGTGCAGTAATGCGACCACAAGTAGGCCAGTTCATCAGGGCAAGGCGGGGTGTCTAGGGCTTTGGGCTTGCGCCCGGTTTGACGCCAGACGCTGATCAGGTGGTCGCGGAGTTGCCCGGTTCCACCTTTCGGCGGTTGCGCTAGTCGTGCTTCGGCTCGGCAGTGCTCAATGAGCCGGTCGAGCCGCTCCCGAAAAAAACAGCAGAGTCCGACGCCTTGCGGTCGAGCCAGTCAGCCAGGTACGGAGCATTCCGCAGCAGCTCAACCATCGCGGCCTGGCTGAACTCATCCTCCAGCGACCATCCGGAAACGGTCGATGCGGTCAGCGACAGCAGCGCGTCAGCGTGGATGCGTTTGCGCTCGTCGTCAGATACGTCCTTGCCCAGCGTGGCGGAACTGGCGAACACGTCAGCGCGTTTCTGGCGGAAGGCATCGCAGTCCACATGATGGACGTGCAGCCATTCGCCGGTGTCGCGCCCGTTCGGATCGGGGATAGGGATGCGCTTGCCTTCATTGGCAGCGGGTCGGGTAAACAGGTCAGAGGATTTCATCAGGCGCGCTCGATCTTCAATTGGGTGGCGTCGCTGCTGCTGTAGATCGCCTGAAACGGCATGGTGATGCTGATCTCGCGCTCACCGCCGACCTCTGGCTTGCCGCCGGTGAATTTCACTTTGGGCAGCGTGAACGTATAGGTGGCCGTGCCGTCGGTCAAGGTGAACACGATGGCGACTTCGGCCTCGGTGTCGAACGCATCCAGCAGGGTGTCGGAGTCGTAGAAGGCGGTCAGTTCGCCGGTGACGTTGGAGCGGCCAGCGGCGCCGCGAATCTTGGTGGTTTCCCCGACCACGGCATTGTTCTGGATGCCATTGTCCAGCGACAGCTTAATGCCGGTGATCACGGTTACAGCAGAGCCGCCAACCGTGATGGATCCTGACAGGGAATCCATTACCTTGTCGTTGGGGTCTGCGGCGTAGGTAGCGCCGGAGATTGCGGACCCTGCGCCGGTGTCGTCGTTGCCGATGACGCCGAAGGTCGCCTTGACAATGCCGGATGCCGGGCACTCAAGGCTGAACGTATTGAACTCGCAGCCGGTGGATCGACGATAGCGGGTGATGTCCGCAAAGAACCGCTCAATGGTAAACGAGCGCCGGGTGGTGCCGGATTTCAGCACGTCCGTGGCCCATGTGCCCATCATTACCGCCTCCAGCAGCTCATCCAGCGAGGCGTCCCGAAACTCGGTGCCAATGTCGCCGGAGACGGAGCGGACGCCGTGCCGGAAGTCAGCAACCTGGCGATCACTGCGGATGGTTTCGGACTGGAAGCCTTCCTTCTCCAGACCCAGGCTGTGCGAGGTTGGATTGAGGGTCTTGAACGCCGGGGATGCCGGGGTGGTTCCATATGTTACTTCGGCCACATAGGCCAAACGGGCGCGACTGCCCCCTGCTACTGTCATGGCGTTGATCTCCGCACATAGGCTGAAAAGTTGATGCTGACGGTAGCGCGAAGCCAGCCGCCTTCTGATCTCGGGCCGTTCAGTTCAGCGCCCCAGATGATGACCTGTTGAGAGTTGTACGTGATTCGGCGGCCGGACGGAAACGCCGCGCAGACAGCATCGACCGTAGCCAGAGCCTCGCCATTGCCGCGCCCTGAGCGGGTCATGATGTCGGCCTGAAAAATGCCTACCACCTCGTTTGTGCCATCGCTGCCCATCGTTGCCGGGGTGTTCCCGGCAGGAATGAAGCTCAGGCGGACATGGTCGGTGGTCGGCTCAGCATTGCGGTCTGGCAGGTACGTCGTCAGGCCGAAATCGCCGTCCGCCCATGCCTGAATCAGCGCTGACTGAATGTCGGCATATCTCATGCCTGATTCCTCCGCGCCACGTCGGCGACGATGCCCTTGATGCGGGCGAAATTGATACGGACCATCCCTGATGGAGCCTGCTTGCTATGCCCGTACTCAATTGCCTCGGCATACGGCAAGTTGTTGGTCAGGTAGTTGACCGTCCCGACACCGCCCACGTGCAGGGTGATATCCGAGACAACTCCGACCCCTAATGGATCGAGCCGCGCCGATATGCCGCCTGCCGGTTGGTCGCGGGTCAGCTGCCAGTTTCCGCGCAGCCGCCCGGTGTCAACCGGCGTGGACATGACGGTGCTGGAAAACCATTTGATCGCCACTCCTCGGCAGGTCGCATCCAGCGACTTGCCTGCCTTCTCCGCGAACTTGCGCAGGTCAGCCGCAAACGTATCGCTCATCGCCGCACCTGCACGAAATAGCAAATCGGCGTCCCGGCCGGGTTGATCTCGCGGATCTGGGTAATCGTCCACGCGACGGCTTGGCCCTCGCTCAGGATGATGCCCGGAGCCGCACCGACATGCTCAGCCGCCACCAGCCCGGACACGTCCAGCAGGTCGCCCATGCGTGGCTCAACGGAGGCATCCAGCACCATGATGCGCTCGTTGTCCTGAATCCGTGTGCCGTCCGACAGGTTGCGCCGGATGGAGGTAAACATGCCGACGGTGGCCAGGTTCGACGCGCCGCCCGATGTCGGCTTGTTCTGGATCGGGTCGAAGCTCAGCGATTGCCGCGTTAGGTTGATGCTGCGGCCAAACTCGGTCAGCATCTCCGTGGCTGTTGCCGCCATATCGCTGTAGAGCGTCATGCGCGGATCATCATCGGGCGCGTGGACTTGCAGACGACGGCCAGCAGCGCTTCGGCGGCGGTGAACTGCGGCAGGGTCCGTTGCCATGATTTGGCGTCGAAATACTCCACGTCCACAGCGCCCTCTACCCGCTTGCGCTTGACGGCTCCAACCTCGGTCGGGGTGATAGTTGGTTGCAGGGTGTTGGTATAGGCCGCGACCGCCAGTTCGCACTGTGCGCGGATGAGCGCGTCCGGAATGGTGCTGGTGCTGACCGGCCAGTTGTCGATCATCACATAGGCGCGAGGCCATTGCAGGGGCTGGGTCGTGCTGACCTTGTAGCCCTGGAATCGCTCGCGCTGCGCTTCGATGTAGTCCATGGCCTTGATCAGCAGGATTTCGCAGGCTGCGTCAGTTCCCGGCAGCGTGTATCCGCGATTGGCAGCATAGGCTTGCAGGTTCGCCACGCTGACATAGCTGTTCGCGGCAGCGTTCGTGCCTGATCCTGTCTCGACCGTGATTGTCATGGACTACCTCTTGAATTCTTGGGTGGGCGTCCTTGCCCGGTGTTCATCAGCCCAGCAACAGCGCGGTGTGTTCCGGCTTGATGTTCTTTACGCCCCACGCCAGCGAGATGTGATAGACCACCTTCCGGAAACCGGCGTAAACCGACACTTCGAACGATAAGCCGGAGCGCGGATCGGTGATGGTCATCACGTCGATGGCCAGATCGCCCTGAGCAGGCCGGGTCGGCAGGCGGGTTGCCAGCACGATGGCGTTACGGCTGAACGCGAGGTTACGGGCAGCAGCGGCCACGATGGTGATTGCGGTTTCAGAGGCCGCAATCGCCTTGCGCAGGCCGGGAGCCGCGAGGGTGATCGTGCCGCCGTCGCTGATGTCAGCATCGCCGGAGACCACCACGTACTGGTTGGTATCACCGGAAAACGTGACCACGTCGCCAGCTACCACGGTGCCGGTGCCGCCCGTCGATTTCAGGGTGATGACCGTTGCACCGACGGCATAACCAGCCGTGTTTGTCTTGACGGTTGCGCCAGTACCAGCGGTCGAGGTGACGATCTGCGCCGACTCACGGACGTTCAGGTTGCTGATCGACTGGATGATGCCCTGCTCACCGACGACAGCATCCGCCACACGGGCGCTGTTGACATTCAGCAGGGTGCGCAGTGCGGCCCCGGCGGTGGTGTCGAGGATCAGCGAGGAATCCGACATCGGAGCGCCGTTATCCACCAGGATTTTGCGGGCAGCAGTCAGACCGGCAGTATTGGTAGCAAATGGAGTCGTCCCGGCAGTACCGGCGGCGCGGCTAAAGGTGCTGTGCAGGGCGCAGAGGTCGGTTTCCACCGAGTTGACCAGCGTACGCATGGCCTGCGTAATCTGGTTGTTCTGGATGGATGCGGCACCGGCGCCAGAGTTCAGACCCAGCTCCTCCTCACCAGACCACGAGAACGGGACGCTCTTGCTCTTGGTGATGCTGATGGCGGTAGATCCGATCGTTTGGTCGGCCTCGGACGGGATCGACATCGCCGGGGTGTTGTCGATGATGGAATTTGAATCCGGCGCAATCGGCACATAGACCGACTGGTTGAGCGCAGCAGCCGATGCGCGGGCGTCAACAGTCACGGCGGGAATCATGCCGCACAGTTCGCGGGAAACGACATCAAGGGACGCATAGAGCGCCGGAATCAGGTTTGTCAGGGTGTTGGTAGTCATGAGGACTCTCCGGTTAAATCAGGGTTTAAACAACTTTTCCGCCGGATTTCAGGAAACTGCTGCGTTCAGCCGCTCCCATCCGGTCAAACTGAGAACGGGCAATGGTCTTTGCGGCCCCGCCGCCTCCACCCGTACCGGGAGCCCCGCCGCCGGTTGCCTTGGAGCCCGCAATCACCGGCGCAAATGCCGGGTTTGCCGCAAACTCCGCTTTGAGTTCTTCGATGGTCAGCGCACTGCGCTTGCCATCCGCACCGAGAACCACGGTTTTCGGTTCGCCGCCGGAGGTATCGACCTCCAGCCGCGACTTGATGTGAGGAATCAGCAGGGCGGAACTGCCCTGCACGGCCAATTCGGTAGCCAGTTGAACGGCCACGTTATCGACCAGCAGCTTATTCAGGGTGCCTTTGACGGTGCCGAGTTCGGCCTCTTTCGCGGCCAGTGCGTCGGCGTGCTTCTTCTGCCATGACTTGTCGAGGCTTTCCACATCCCCAGACTTGCGTGCGGCTTCCTCGGCGGCAATACGGGCGGATTCCTCAGCCTGCTTGCGGGCTTCGGCTGCGGCGCGTTTCTCGGCCAGCAGTTCCTCGTTCTTGCGCTTGAGGCCGGACACGTCCTCGATGCCTTCGACCTTCAGCCGGAACTTGCCGGAATCGGTCTTCTCGTAAAAGCCGGTCACGGCTTCGCCCAGCCCGTCAAGGCTGTCAATTTCGTATTTCAGTGACATGGTTGCACCCTGTGCGTGATACCGGCCCAGCCGGTCGTTAGATACCCGCCCTGTCGAACGCCAACGGCTCCAGCCGTCGCATGTCTTCAAGGGTCAGGGGTTGAAAGTTTTGCCCGAGTTGCAGTTCTGCGAATCGTTCGGCGGATAGGCCGCCGTTCCGCAGCAGCTTTCCGCGATCCTGCCCGATGGCCGCATCCTGGAAGGCTGCTGGCTGCGTCTTGAGCCACTGGTAGTACGTTTGCCCTGCCGCTACCTGTTCGCCGCCGTCTGCGCCCTTGCTGGATCGCGTTGCGCCACGGTCGATGACATCAAAGGCATCATCCAGCACAGGGACGGTGGTCGACCGGCAATTCGGGTGGATCGGTGGCCGAGGCCCGGATTCCAGCGGAAACCGCTTGCCGTCGAGGCTGCTGCATTGGATCGTCGTGCGGCTGTCGAGCGTTGCCACCCACTGCAC